CTAATACTAATACTGATACTATACTACACCACACTAACGACTTCATTGACCTTTAATGTCTCACCGTATGGATTAAAAATACACACCACCTGTCAATAATTACTTACATACTACTGCATATTTTCTAATGCACTTTCTATGTCCGTATACTGTATGCATTTACTCTGTACTTCTGCTGGGCTTATTTTTCCGATTGTACTTATCCTTTCTTCATATTGTTGCATCTCTTCGCGAGTTTTTTTATACCTTTGCGATAACATTTCAATAATCGTTTCTTTAGTTGCTTCCTTTAATTCCAATATATAATCTACTCTACCTGGTCGAATTACAGCAGGGTCTATATCTTCTAAATGGTTCGTAGTGAACACAATTATAGCATCATGTTGTTCTACAATACCATCAAACATATTCAATACATATTCCAATGTCAATTCATCGTCTAATGCCTTTGTTGCAGGCATAGTCATTGTCATGGCATATTCTCTCAGTATTTTTATTTGTTCCAATATTTCTGAAGGAGTATCAGTCTCATTTGCAGCAGTGTTGAGTTTATTTGCAATCATAGTTATTTCATTATTTGGATTTGAAGTATTGTTCGTATATGTTTTTGTGGTGGAAGATTTACGCGACTTCAAAACCTTGCTATAATTTGCATCAAAATCCTCAAAAATAAATATCAAATCTTTCAATTCCCGTTGTTTCCCATTGTATTTATTACATCGCAAAATACTAGACAAATCACTGCATGTTTTCAAATTAGACCATGGAACCAATACTGCATCTCTCTTTGTATAATTTAGCATACCTCTCACTATACATGTTTTACCTGTTCCAGGTACCCCATGTAATACTAAGGTAAGTTTATATGTTTGTCCCAATTCTTCATACTCAGCCTGATGTTTTTCCCTATTATGCACAAACTTATCTAATTGTTCCATAAACTGCGCCTTTTCAGGGAAAAAAATATTTTTCAAAAGATATTTGTTGGAAACAAATGGCGTTTCAATATATTTAGCCACTCTACGCTCATCTGTATCAAACTCCGTTTTTACATATTCAAAAATCAATTGCTTATTTTCAGTAGCATGTATCTTTTGATTGTATAATTTCATACATTCATCTAAAAATTCGTGTAATACTGTTGGGTTATCCCCAGGAGTTGATAATATACAAGAATATTGTTTGTATGTTTGACTGTTTTTTTTTGTAGTATCATCCTTATCCGCCGTATTTTCAGACTGAACTGTCAGTTCCAAATAAATATTTCGATTGGGACATAGTAAGAGTTTATTATTTTGATATGGTAATAATATATACTCTTCTGATTCCGAATACGAATATTCTTTGCAAGTGTCTACTATTTCCATTACTTCACATAATTGTGGAAACTTTAGTTTGCAATTGCACAACAAATAATAATGCAATGCCTTAAATCGATTACTATATTTTATTTTTATAATTTCTTTGGATGCAAATCCATTTATGAAATAAGACTTTTTATGAGAAGAAATGACAATAAAACTCTCATTCACTGAGTTTGAAAAATAAAAAAACTGTTTCAAATACTTTGCAGGGATATAGTGATATATAGCATAACATAAAGACAATAAAATAACTATACGAATATCCTTTACTACCAATGGTGTAATATCGGAAATAATTTTTGAATAAATTGTCATTTCTAATATATGCGAAGGGTCAATCATGGTTGGATAATTGATAAAATACTATAAATAGGTTTATATTATTTTATTTTATTATTTGGCCGTATGGTATTATGCCCGGGGCAATCAGTCCACACAACCAGATATTATATTTTACTCTTCATCAACAGTTTCGCTAGTAGAACGTATAACTTCTTGCATAGTTGGGTTAGAATATACTTCCTGGGTGTTTTGTGAAATAGTATGATTATTGAATATGATTTCGTTATTTAATTCATCTTCTCCCAATGCATATGTATTATAATTTCTAACATCATCTATATCGATATTATTTAGCATGTCTAGAGGTAATTGTAATGGTGAACATGGCACATCATCGTCTAAGTTCAGGTTCAAATACGGGTCCTGGCTATCGAGACATTGGGTTGTATTCATATGCGTATGTGTTCTATTCAATGGATATGCATTCTTTTTTGTGAACGGTGGAAACAGAGATGGGGCTCTAGGTGTTTGTGGTTCTGTCTGACTAGATATACTCAAACTAGTCGGCGTATAGACATTTTGGTTACCCTGCGAACGCTGTCTAGTAGTAGAATATATACGCATATAATTATTGTCAAATGACACCCTACAAATATAAATATCGTCAAGTAATCCTTCCATAAACGACGACCCATCTGGATATTTAGCTTTCATATAATTACGCATATTGATATATAAATCCAATAACTGTTTTTTTATTTCATGTATTTTGGAGTTGTCAGTATTCATGTTTGTATGACAATAACTCATATATGGAGGAACGGGTTGACTATAAAACTCTGCGGTATTTGCTTTATACAATAATTCCAAGGTTTTGTAACGGTATATGTGGTCAAATAAATCAATGTCCACGTATTGGTTGTTTCCATTAATGTCTAGCTGTGTGGTGTGATGCACTGAGGCATCACGTTCCATACATCTAGCATCATGCTGGTCCATATGGATTTTTAATCCATACGACCAGTCATTAATGTCTAACTGTGTGTCGTGATGCCCCAGGGCATCACTTTCCATACAGATAGCATCATGCTGGTCCGTATGGGTTTTCAATCCATACGACCAGTCATTAAGCAAAAGAGGAAGAGTATAAATAGTATCTAATTCGCCATAATCTCTAGTAGTATTCAGACTGCATGTTCTCCCATAAACAATACCAACTATATGATTTATTGGTTGAGTTGTTCGCACATAATATGTTTTGTTTACATTACTCGGTAAACTACCAATGGGCAATACTGTATTCCAAGAATTGGTTTTCCAACAATAGAGCTCGGCATTTTGCATTTCAATCGTTACATCTGTCACTGTGCGATAGATAATATTGTAAATAAACTCACCATATACGATACCTGCTCTTTCTATTTCCGCAATAAACCCATAACTGCAATTTGGTAGTTCGCCTATTTTCGTAAGAGTTTTTGTATCATGGTCTATTCCAAACCCAAATACAACGGTTTCGTAATCCGATACAACAGCCTCTATAATTTTTTTCGCATCATTGCCGCAGCTATCAATACCATCAGTAAGCAAGAAATGCAGTTGTTTGTTATCTGGAAACTCGGTTCTCCTCAATTCCATTTGTTGGTTTGTTTCTATGAGAGGTTTTACTAAATTGGTCGAGCCATCATCGTATATTTGGTTTATTTTTGAAATAATACTATCGACAGTTTCATCCGTTACTGTAGTAAACCCAATTATTTCTTGCAAGTTGTGATTGAATGTAGAAATACTTACATTGAATGTTTGTTTTTTATATGATGCAAATAGACGGATAATATTAGACAGCGTATGTTTTATATGCTGCATTTTTGAACGACCATCCTGGCATATGTCTGACATGGAACCTGAATTATCTACACTAAACTTTACATCCCATGTATAAGGAATTGGCTCCGCAGAAGATATAGAAAGGTCTAATTTTCCAAAATGATAAGCTTCCTCGCTAAATGTAATAGGAGGAGTATCAGTTGTAATAGTATGAAACTGTAAAATAGTTGAAACGGTAATATCTGAGGATGACATTTCAGTAGTAAAAGAAGACATTGTATAGATAGTGGCGGTTAGTGGCGGTTAGTTGTTTGTAATAATAATACTATTAGGTATACTTAATACTATATATCTAAGTCTTTTCTAAAAATCAATTTTATGGAACAATAGTATCGGAAAATTGTGTTTCTAAATGATTTAATATGGGCAATTCAAATGATTTATTAGTATTATGCGATTCCCAAAAATATCGGCAAAATGCCCATTGAAACCCCATTTTTACATTGTATATATCTGGATAATTAGTCAATAAATATGCACGCATATGTTCAGGCAATAGACCTAATTGTTGAGGAGGCAATACATAACTTAATTGAACAAACGGAGAAAATGGGATATTGTTGTTTGGTAAAATAAAATCAGTGAACGAATGGGGAACATATTTTATTAAATCTGCTAAAAGGGGAGGATAATGATAATTATATTTCCATTTCCAGTCAGGACATCCTCTCGTGTAATAAATATACACCCATTCTAAACCTTCTAAATAATTTGTACACACGCTTTTTATAAAATCGGGGGTTTCAGGAGTATTACCGTGAAATAATGCAGTATAATAACGCGTCTCCCAGTGTGCTTCCTTAGGGCATATGTATTTTTCTTCTGCCCGAAATATAACGGGTACATTATTGATAAGGTCTTCTTTTTCTTTAGGGGTGGTTTCCGGCCATTGTTTATGGTCCCATTTAGAACGAGTGTCATATTCCTGCAATATAAATGTACGCTCGTTTTTAGCCAATTCTTTTATGAGCATATTCACACTTTTCCACATTATTTTTTCACCATCCTTTGTTATCAAATATTGGTTCGTTTTAGCGATTGTTTGACGGTACGTATCTAGTAATACTTGTATTCCATGGGTTCGTATATTGAGAGCAGGAAAATGCGGTAAAAAATCGTTGCCTAAGAAAAAACACAAAAATACGTAATCAAATACTCTGCGTTTGTCGTAATAATTACAACAATCCATTTCCAAGGAAATCGACTTCATCAGTTTGTTTACGTCTAAAAACAACGGCAATTTACTATCGGACCCACGAATGTTATTATTTGCAGGTTTATGGCTATCGCCAAATACAGGAGCTTCGCGGAAAATATAAATATTTTTACTATAGATAGTATGAAATATAGATAACATAATCAAGTCGGAATCCAACCCATAAACTGCAACATTATCATGTATAGTAGAGGTTTGTCGCATATGTTCATATATTTTGTGTTCTCCTTCACCGGGAATATTCGCCCCGGATACGATAATTTGACGTACACCATATACTTCTTCTTTATTCGCAAACTCTTCCTTTATTACTCGCGAAAGTTCATTCATAAAACTGGTGCCAGGTGTAATAGACGATGTATTCCATCGGCTGGGTTTTTTACTATGTATAAATGTAGATAAATACTGGGATTTATATCTTCGTGTTCTCTGCTGTTCCATTTTAGCAAAAGGGGCGACGCCGTCAAATGCAATATAAATGGTAGTAGACGGGGTTATAAACTGAATATATTTGTTAATATTTAGAATAACATCGGCAATAAGGTATTTTTCAATGTCTGTCATAGACATGGTATGATATGTCTCTGATTTTTCGAGACTATAAAACGAATCGTATATAATTGAATTACAATCCATATACAATTTAGAAAAAGGGGTTTTTGCAATATTTTTCTGAAAATATAGCGTGCTCAATATTTTCGCATGGTTCTTGATAATATAAGAAAAATAACTAGGAATACCCATTTTGTGTGCTTAGTGATTGAGGTTTGTATCTATATATACTAACATATTCTATTTATATAATTTCCATAAATATTATACAAACAATAAGGGGTTTTATTCTATAACCATAAAATATATCTCTTTACGTATGAAGTATTCATCTAAAAATACTGTGGTAAAAAACACAGTAAAGATTAAAACTGTATTGTCCGATAGCAATGTGGAGACAATCCAATTCATTAAAGAAAAAATATTGTATTTTCAAGAAATAATGAGAAACACAATTTTATCCATACAAAACTACAAAAGACACGATATATTTAGTAATAGTGATGTTACGTTGGGTATTCAGCATATATATGAATTATTCGAAAAATCGGCGGACATCTATAAAATGACAAATGTAGAACAATGTTCTCAACAAGATATGAAAGAATATACTGAGAACCTGATTACGCTATTGCAAAATATAATAGACAAATTATCTGGCATTATTTGTGGGTTCGGTACGTTGCATTTCGACGATTTATTGTATATATGCATAGGTTCTCAATTTAAAAATACAGTATACGCCCACCCAGAAATACAAGACAAGGTGCAATTAATCAAAAAATATGTTCATCCTATTGGATATAAATCCGTGATTGGGAAACCACTCGATAAATCAGTTGCCGTCCTGTGTACCAACAAAATTACAGACGATATTGTTCATATAGAAAGGTCCGCAAATTACGAATGTTATGATATAGACAATACAGTGCATGCAAATAAACCGAGTTTTTTCAATAAAATAAATGGAATACGAATTGTATTACAAGATGAGCAAACCCAAAAAGCAATCATTGTCAATGGTATAGTGGACGATATTCTAATAAAATCAGTTACGGGGGAGTATATAACATCCCGGCGATTAGATATAATGCATAATGTACCTGAAGAATCACAAATAGATAAAAACATTCTATCTCGAATGATAGATATGATTACGCTTAAGGATTTCTTAATATGGGGAAATGAAGATATATACAAAAAATATTGGTTGGCAATAAAAGATGTCACGATGATAAAACAAAACAAAATCGATTTTATAATGAAACGGTTTGTTGATATGGATGTGTATTCACAGAGAACCATGCTATTAAACCTTTTGTCATACAATACGGACGATGAAGTGCAATATATTACCTATATGCTATATGATATAATTACTGCACATAATGTGAGTTCATCCGTAAGTTCTGGACAAAATTATGTAGTAGGCGAAACCCTAGATACAAAAGAACAAATGCTTATTTATGACAGTTTTCCGTGGCCAGCGAAAATGCATTTCAAAGATGTAATGAAGTTTACTGTAAAATATACCCAGGATATGATAAATAAATATGATATCAATCGCATATCGATAGAACAGCAAATCTATTTGATGAAAGTGCCTGAATATATAAAAGAAAAGGCGATGATAAAACTGAAGGAAATAAAAGGCAAGGGCGACGATGCAAGTTCCAAAGCAAAACAATACTTGGAAGGATTATTGAAAATCCCGTTTGGTATATATAGAGAAGAACCTATTTTGCAAAAAGTGAAAACAAACAATGCGGAGTTCATACAATTACTAAATCAGCTCCATGTTTATACTGCAAATATACAGAGTATCATACCTAAAAAGACGAAATATACAAATGTCGAGTTATTAAAGTACAGTTCACTTCTAACAACCAATATAATACAGTCCGCGAGTTCAACTATATCCGCCGCTATAAATAAGTCACCATGTAAGCAATTAACTACTATAGCAAAATATATCCAAACCCTTGTTGCAAATAATAAACTGGCATATACACTCACTATTCCAAAAGAAAAGGAGAATGCCAAACACTATATACAACACTTCCTATATACATATCCCTTATACACACCGGAAATACACGATTTTATTTTAAAAGACACAGGTTCTCCTATTCTAAAAAATGTTTCTGCAAATCTTACAAAAATGCAGATGTCTATAAAACAAATAGAAACCAATATGAACACTATTACTGACGTATTAGATAAATCCATACACGGTCATGAATACGCCAAAACCCAAATACTAAAAATAATAGGCCAATGGATGAATGGCGAACAGAGTGGATATTGCTTTGGGTTTGAAGGTTCTCCGGGAGTAGGAAAAACATCGGTCGCAAAAAAAGGTTTGGCTAAATGTTTGGTGGATGAAAATGGAGTATCTCGACCATTCGCATTTATAGCATTGGGTGGGTCATGCAATGGGTCTACCCTAGAAGGACATAGTTATACCTATGTCAATTCAATATGGGGGCGTATAACGGATATTTTGATGGAATCAAAATGCATGAACCCTATTATTTACATAGATGAATTGGATAAAGTGAGTAAGACCGAACACGGCAAAGAAATAATCGGTATATTGACCCATTTGATAGATACTACACAAAACGACTGTTTCCAAGACAAATATTACAGCGGCATTAACTTAGATTTGTCTAAAGCACTCTTTATTTTTTCCTATAATGACCCCGATAATATAGACCGTATCTTATTGGACCGCATTCATCGCGTCCGGTTTGACAATTTAACGGTGGATGATAAAATGATTATTGTGAAGGACTATATTTTAAAGGAAATCAACCAAAAAATGGGGTTCTCCAATACAGTGCAACTTAATGACGAAATAATAGAATATATTATTGAAACATATACATTGGAACCCGGGGTGCGCAAGCTAAAAGAAATATTGTTTGATTTGTTCGGGGAGATAAACCTGGAATTATTAAAATGCATGGATGAGAACATAACTATACCAATGGTTATTTCTATAGAGGATTTAGAAACAAAGTATTTGAAAAAATATACGAAATTGCAAGAGACAAAAATACCCACAAAAAGTGCTATAGGGGTTATCAACGGGCTATGGGCAAATGCTTTAGGAAAAGGCGGTATTATTCCTATAGAAACCATGCTGTTTCCATCATCGTCATTCTTAGAACTCCGGTTGACTGGACTACAAGGAGACGTTATGAAAGAAAGTATGAATGTGGCGAAAAGTCTGGCATGGAAACTCACCCCTATGGAGAGGAAAAAAGAATTACAAAAGTCATTTGAAGAAACGAAATGTCAAGGATTACATATACATTGTCCACAAGGTTCTGTATCCAAAGACGGTCCATCTGCAGGTACGGCCATAACGATAGCAATATACAGTTTATTGAATAACAAAAAGATAAATAATACTATTGCTATCACGGGTGAAATAAATCTACAGGGACAGGTTACTGCTATAGGTGGACTGGATGCCAAAATCATTGGCGGAATACGTGCCGGTGTGAAAACATTTCTATATCCGGAGGCAAATACAAAAGAATATGAAGATTTCATTGAAAAATATGGGGAAAAGGCGTTTTTAGAAGGTATTCAGTTCATTAAAATAAGTAATATAGAACAGGTTATTACACACGTATTTATGTCGGGTCGGGTGGACTGATGTATATGGGCATTATAGTCCATACAGTCAGACAATAATAGTTAGAACCCCAAACATACAAAGAAACTTTCTCGTCACTATATATAACTATCATGGCAGGGGTAATGAACCTTACATATATACTATATACTGCATTCCGATTAGCGCCGTTTATTCTTGTAAGTTTTTTCACGCTATCGTCAGTATTAAATCAAGATTTGAAAGGTATTATTTATTTGGCGGGATTATTATTTGCATGCTTTATTTCCGTATTGTTAAACAATGTTCCCAGAATAGCATATACGATACAACCTGAAACAGAACCCATATGCAATGCATTAACATTAAGCGATACCGGTAGATTGTCCAATATACCTCTCAGTATGGTAGTCTTCGCATATACATTTGGCTATTTATTGTTTGTTATTATAAGATATGATTTAGCTATACAAAACATCACTACGTTGATTATATTTCCAGTTTTGATTATAGCCGAAGGTATATGGAATACGATATACAAATGCGGTTCTCCATTGGCAATATTAGCCGGACTTATAATAGGTATGGGCTGGGGGGCTGCATGGGCTGCAATTATAAATAATACAGGTGCATTGAAATTGCAATATTTAAATGGAATAAGTAACCCACAAAGTTGTTCTAGACCATCAAAACAGAAGTTTAAGTGCACAATAGCTAAATAATGTCTAGCTAGGTGGTGTGGTTCCCCCCTGGGTATAATGTCTGACCGTATGGATTAAAAATCCATATGGTCAGCATGATGATGGTTGTATGGACTATGATGCCCTCGGGCATCAGTCCACCCAACCAGACAATAATGTTCCATACTGTCAGACAATAAACATTTTGTTATAGCAATGCATTTCTATAACAAAATATATACGACCAGTCATTACGGTTGAAAATGCTGTATATTAGAACGTAACCATATTTTTAGTTCTCCCACTAGTCGTTTTCTATGAAAATCATCCGCTATCATACGAATACTATAGGATTTGTCTAAAAAATGGACTAAAAAATGAGTGATAATATTGACAGTGTTTGCCGTAGAATATTTATCCCGCAATAGTTCTCTAGGAAATTGCTGGAAACCTTTACGTTTATTTACTTCATTATGGAATGTATAAAAGAACTCGATAAGTTGTTCCTTTGTTTGAATTGTGTTCATATTTGTCTTGTCTAAATAGGATGCAGCATGTTGAGAACACATAGGGCATGGTAGATTTCTACAAATGTTATTAATAAGTTTTAGCAATTCAAGCCTGATTTGTGGAAAACTCTCTGGATGTACTTTTTCTGCTATTGTATGAAAAAATAACCATACAGGCTCTCCCCATTTCATTTTCTTTTTAGTAGGCTCAGTTGGAACTTCAGTTATAGTTTGAACTGGATTGGCCGGTGGTATAGATTGATTTGACCTTGGTAACCGTGATGCCGCAAATACATTAATCCATCGATTTGTATGCATTTGTTGTGTGGATTGATTTGGTGTTGCCCTAGCATTAGAGAACATCATTGTATAGATAGTTATATATTATAAACAAAAAATATAAAAGTATTTTACTAAATCATATGATAACCCAATAATTATAATTAGGAGGGTATTTAGACAAATAGACATTGTAACTATTTCCTAATGACTGGTCGGGTGGATTGAAAATCCGTACGACCAGCATGATGCTGGTTGTATGGACTATGATGCACCCTGGCATCAGTCCACACAACCAGACACTAAATAATTGCCGATTGTTACTCGCTCACCAGAAGTGTCATATATCTAATAAAATCAAATAACATAAAAATATAGTGTTATAATATTATATATTTATATGGAAACGAAAGAGCAACTCATTAAATGCGTGAAGGATTGGGTTCGTATTGATAATGAAATACGTCTATTACAAAAAGAGCAAGCTGCTCGTAAAAGCGAAAAAAAAACGATTTCGAAAGAACTTATGGAAGTAATGCGAAAAAATGAAATAGATTGCTTTGATATCAAAGACGGTCAAATTATGTATACGAAAAAGAATGTGAAAAAACCTATCACGAAAAAAAATCTAGTTGGTATTCTGGCCAATTTTTATAAAGGTGATGTAGAAAAAGCAGTAGAATTAAATGAGTTTATAATGGAAAATAGGGAAGAAACAGTAAAAGAGAGTATTGTGCGAAAAGTATATAAATCGGATACATAATGTCGGGGTGTGTGTATAATATCCATACGATCAGCATGATGCTGAATGTATGGAATGTGATGCCCCAGGGTATCACATCACACATTTAGTCATTAAACCAGTCCTAAATATGGTATAGTGTATCCGCGACTAGTTTTTACACATTTTGCAATAATTTGCGGATTTTCGCGTTGTGCTAAAATATCCTCCGTTTTATACACATTATTGTATTTGTCGATATAATATACAATCCCTTTGATTTCTTCTGCAATTACTTCTAGTTTTTGCGTAGTATTGGCGACAGGTTCTGCGCCGGCTTCAGACATAAATCCGTGTGGAACCCCCTTATTATGTGTTCCACAAAACTCGCAGTTTTCTTTTCGCTGCCTGGTACATTGTTCTCCATTCGCCCGTCTTGCATTACATCTATTCAATACGGGTATAGCATTCTTTACACGTTTACGCTTTACAAAATCTTCTTTGATAAGTACCAATCTGTTATAATCATATACATATTCCAATAATTCGTTTATTTTTTGTTTTTCTTGGAAATCCAGCCCGGTAATTTTCGTGCGTATACTGTCTTTGAACCCAGTGACATAGCTCTCAATTCGTTTATTAATATTCTTTTCCATTGTTATAGTAACTATTTGTCTAAATAATATAAAGAATATCGCGATGCGTCTATTTCAATTTTGTTATAGTATTTATGGAAACTACTTAAAGTCTGGTTGGGTGAACTGATGCCCAGGGGCATCATAGTCCATACAACCAGCATCATGCTGACCATATGGATTTCAATCCGTACGGTCAGTCGTTCATCCATTCGTCGGGTCGTTCTTTCGTTCCACCAGCGTATTTCACGGCAAACCCTTGTTCAATTAGCCAGTCATTGATGCAAATATCATCTAAATACACATCGGCTAATAGTCGGCCATATTTTTCAGAGCCCGTATTTTTAAGGGTCACTATTTTATTTAAGATTTTTACCTTCAATGCCTCGCGTATTTGTTTTGCCAAATCTTTTTCTTTTTGAGTTTGTCCTTTTATTTCAGGCGTATCTATGCCATTTAGCCGAACCGAAATACGATATATAGGAGATTGTGGATAAGGTAATTTTGCAGCTATGGTAATGGTATCACCGTCGTATATTTTTATTACTTTACCTTCGGTAATGGGTGGTACAAATGGTACCGTATTTTCATATGTAATGCCACTAAGGTCAGTTACAAAATGCGATTTAGCACCTACATCCGTGGTTAAACAAGAACACATGAGCAAAGATACGAGATATTTATATAGATAGAACATATTGATAAGATATTTGATGATTTTGGTGTACATCTACATATATGTTTTTGATTTCAATTTTTCTAATGTTTAGCAAATATATTTGTATATATATATATATATATATATGGGAGAATATATTGAAGAAATAAACCCAAATAATAAAATATATTATTACAAAGATAATAACCAAACGTTTAAAGAGGTCCCTGGCAATAAATTATACACAAAAACATATACAACTCCACCTACACCTATAGATAATGATTTACCTGACGATGATATTTCAAAATATGAAAGAATACCATATCCTATAGTAAATAATGAATATTTTTATACAGTCACAAGCGAATATGGTACAGATATTTTTAAAAAGGGGATCCTTACTGATATTAAAACAAAACAATACGGACCTAATGACTATGGTCGAGTATATATAATAGATGGAAAAGAAGAATATGCAGTTTACAAACTAAAAACCGATCGTCCTCCTGACGATGATATTTCAAAATATGAAAGAATACCATATCCTATAGTAAATAATGAATATTTTTATACAGTCAAAAGCGAATATGGTACAGATATTTTTAAAAAGGGGATCCTTACTGATATTAAAACAAAACAATACGGATATAATGACTATGGTCGAGTATATATAATAGATGGAAAAGAAGAATATGCAGTTTACAAACTAAAAACCGATCGTCCTCCTGACGAAGATATTTCAAAATATAAAGTAGTACCAAATCCTATAGTAAATAATGAATATTTTTATACAGTCAAAAGCGAATATGATACAGATATTTTTAAAAAGGGGATCCTTACTGATATTAAAACAAAATATTACGGATATAATGACTATGATCGAGTATATATAATAGATGGAAAAGAAATACCAAAAGTTTACACAAAATTACAAAACGGAGGAAAAATATCTAAAAAAACCCGAAAAAATCGTAAACATAGAAAAACAAAAAAATATAGTAAGAATAAATATTATTCTCCTTAGTATATATATGTTATTGTCTGGTCGTATGGATTGAAAATCCGTACGACCAACATGATGCTAGCTGTTGGACTATGATGCCCGAGGGCATCAGTCCATACAGCTAGTTATTAATAAACTGTGTTCATGCAAACTTACCAAATAAATCGGCAAATATGGCCTGAGCCTGGGTGCACGCATCTATCAAATAATCTCGACAAACGCCTCGACCATCCCCAGGTTTATCCTCAAAGGCAATACGAATAGTACTAGTAGGTAAATGCGGATGAAACTTTTTGAAACCACAGAATGAGAGGGTTTGGTCTTTTTCGTAATATGTATGATATAATATATATTCAAGTGCTTTACCTATAGTATAATCTTCATCCTCCAATACAATATCGTAACAATTTGATATAGCAGTTTCGCTACGGTCAATGGGAACTATATCACTATTTAAAGCGTCAATCATTGTCACGAACTTGTTTTGCAATACTGCGCATCCTTTTTTAATAATACTGCGATTGTCATACACCCCCACTGTTTGCACTACAAAATCGAACGAATCTGGTTTGAATATACGATGTGCATCCAATGTATTGAAATTGTTTTTATGGAAATTGATTTCTTGTTCAGTCATTCCATCACTAACCAATTTTGCTAAACGTTCTTCCCAAGCTGAATTGATTTTCACTAAATCAAGTGAATTGCCATAAGCACATTTAGAAACCACATTGTACATACTATTTGTTTTTGCCATAGACACCGAAAACTCGGCGGTAAGTTTCAAATGTTCTCCTGGAATGCTATCACTTATTTTAGGATGTAGTCTAACAAAATCAATATACTGAGATGTAATACGATTTGCTGGGAAAATACGGTGAGTTTCCGTTTCAGTCAAATAATTTCCAGTTGCTTTATTACGAACTCGGAAATGCTCCGTTGTAACATACATGATATTATCCGTGTCATTTTTTACATCGACCTCCAAAACATACTTATCTGTTAAAATATCTAAATCTGTTTCGTGAATAGGAATACATCCCAATCGCTGTTTGACAATTTCGTTATGTAAACGACTAGTATTTATTTCAATATTGCACTTATTGTTATCATATGTGTCTGTTACAAATGCATATGTAGGTATTTCCGATAGAATAATCCGACGTAATGCATTTGCAATACTGACATTTACACCACTAAGGGTGAAACTATAAAGATCGCCGTCTTCGCTTTGGTTTGTGATTACAGGGTTCATTCTTCTAAAATATATGGGTATTATATTTACAATAAATATACTACTATTTCTAAATCAATTTTCCTTAGTATATTCTTTGTAATCAGGTGATTTTTTTGTATTATGCTAAGAACTGATGGATACATATATAAGTATTGATATATGTCATGCTAAATCCATTTTTATTACACCGACTGAAAAGAAAAATGAAAACTTTTATTATTTAGTAAAAACAAATATAAAGAAAACAAGTTATATAAGAATAACCTAGATATATGGTTCATAAAGGTCCTATAGTGTAGTGGTTATCACTCCAGACTTTGAATCTGGAAACCTGAGTTCGAACCTCGATAGGACCTAATAAAACGAAGTGGCGCAGAGGAAGCGCATCGGGCCCATAACCCGAGGGTCGGAAGATCGAAACTTCCCTTCGTTAGTGCTTTCTTAGCTCAGTCGGTAGAGCATGCGGCTGTTAACCGCAAGGTCACAGGTTCGATCCCTGTAGAAAGCGTTTGTAATATGATATATTACAATATAAACTTATATGGTTTATATTGTTTTTACAGACTAGCAATAATGTAACTATTACACAATCCTAAAAGATATAAAAGCACGATGTATAATATCGTATAAATATAAATGTTGGCTTGTCAAAAAGAACCACATTATCATTTGATGATACGATTATTGGATTGTTCATCCGGAACGGAAGTATATGCAGGAACTTTACAAACAGAAGCATTATATGCATATGATATTGACGAAAAAAATAAAGCATCCACAATTAGAGATATAATCAATGTTTGGAAAGACCGTAGATTTATTTTAGAAAATGAGGCAATTGTAGAGATTGCATGGAATAATCAAATACTTAGCACAAATATGTTACTGCGAGAAATAGAAATTGATGGTGAAAAACTACCGCTTTATACACCACCCTCTGATAAACCGATTATTTTAAGATACTGGGTATTACAATAAAAAAGGTATTTAATGTCTGACTATATGGATTTTTAATCCATATGGTCAGCATGATGCTAGATGTATTGACTATTATGCTCGCGGGCATCAGTCCACACGACCAGACATTAAAAATGATTATATATATAGGGTTACTTCAATATAGTAATAGACAATAGAAAATATATAATATACAGTTTCAATATAGAGAGATACTCGGCAGTCTATTACCAGTTATGACCATTAGTTTTACAAAATCTGCTCGTGCATTTCCAATAAATATGCGCTCATCTGGTGTGAAATTGCATGTATAACAACTACCGGGTAAATTAACACAATTAATGTCTAGCTGGGTGGTGTGATGCCCAGGGGCATCACGTTCCATACATCTAGCATCATGATGGTCCGTATGGATTTTTGATCCATACGACCAGTCATTAAGTAGCAAAGTAAGTTCCGTTTTAAACTCATGCAATTTTTTGCATAGAGTATGTGAAAATTGCACAAATCCGCGCGTAGATGTAATGTAGTCAATGTGCTCGTACATAACCGCAGTCATCTCTACAAATAGTTGGCATTTCTCCAAAATACGTTCTTCGTAAGTATCACCTTTTACTTTGTTGAAATCCGCCATAAATCCTTTTAGACGACCAACCAACCAGTGATTAATGTCTAGATGTGTGGTGTGACGCCCTTGGGTAGAATTATGCTGGTTCGTATGGACTTTCAATCCACTTGACAAGTCATTAACCGGTGGAGATTGATTACTTGCCAATCGTACTGTATCTGGCTCATGTGTACTTGCCGAAGATTGTTTTGACCTAAGAGACATAGAATGTGTAGACATGTATGTAATAGGCTTAGACTTAGGCTTAGACTTAGGCTTAGACTTAGGCTTATCTTTTGAAGATAATGGTTTTATTCTCATCGTGATATTTTCAGGATGAGAACGCTCATATAATTGCGACTGATGACCATACGCACAAGAGGCTTTGTCAGATACAGTTTGAATATTTTTTCCAGAACGAAGTTGCATTGTAATAATATTTGAAGTGAGTGAGATACAGATACTAACAAGGTGGTATTATAGAATACCTTTCATCCATTGTATAAAATAATTTTCAATTTTCTGAATACATAGTTGTATTGTCAGACATTATATTATAGTTTTACCCATCTATAGGATGGTCTATCTAGAAAAACGGGTTTCCAATTCACATATTCCGGGTGTGCTTTCAAATACTTTTTAGCAATAAAAGCGCGACCGCAGGAAGCCCCTTGTCGTCCAAAGAACTCCATATTTCTTGCCATAGAAGTATCCGTTACTTTACCGTCCACACACCCCCACGGATAAAACGGCTTGTTAGTATGAGGGTCCAATTCTGAATGTTTACATACCGTCAGAGAACTCGGTATAATTTTACTTTGATTTGTGTCATAATGGTCGGCAAGTACTTTCTTAGCAATATCGATATCTATTTTACCATAATATTTACCATTTAATAAAGCATCTAATCTCATATTTCTTGCTCCGGAAGATGTGGCTAAATCATTTTGTGTACGGTCATCGGTTTCTAAACTTCTCAATTCATTACCTATTGCAGAGTTCATTCCATAAAACACACCATCCGTCTTTATTTCTATATTTGATTTGTTCAATCCTATCTCACATAACATAATTTTATTCTGATTTATATCGCCAAATAACCAAGAACATGCATAATCGCCCGCATTATTTGTCAACAGTTTTTCGGAATATTCTTCTAAAGTAGTTCCATATTGCATGGCATCGCGAATGCGACAAAAGTAGGGAGAACCAAACTGGGGATAATATTTTATATCTGAAATAGTTGTTTCACATCCAATAATGCCCGTATCGCACAAAAACCAATCTGTCCCACTAGCAATATATCCAGCATAGGTTTGCATTACAAAAGAATGCCCAGTAGTAGGTATAACACGTATTACAATATTTCCTAAAGGTCCAGTAGCATAATCGGAATGTGTATTGTGTGCTAAAACTATTTCACCCGATTTTGTAGCATTCCCGCATGCAATAAAAGCGCTGCATCGTTTATTTTTATTGGAATGATTATTATTGTTATAATACGAATACATAGATAACAACGAGTTCCATGCAACAATAAAATCAATTGGAACTTTTGCACCCATAGAAATACCCTTTATTTCTTCGAAAAACTCGGGATAGTGTTTTTTTATGTTGGGAGTGATAAGTGAAGAACAGTCTTTCGTATAATCTGCTAAACTTTTGTTGAAAAATGTTTTTACAATGAAAGACAAAACTTTATGAATATTCTTGAATTGGTCTGATAATAAATAACCATGTTGAAACCCACGTTCATATGGTTCTCCCGATATAGTAATTTGTATCCATCCTTGTTTAGGTTTAGCCAAAGATGATTTTTCCAATAACGCTACCTCCGATATTTTTTTGGTTTTATTATGTCTAGCCGGGGTTTGTTTATTTGTTCTCATAATTAACTATTGAAATAGTTAGTTATAATAAAGTGATAAAGTATTTGGTTTATTTATAAAGAAACATAGAAGCAATAAAAATAAACATAAACAAATATGGTATAATCACAAATATCCAGGCCATAGTCTCATATTCTTCGCGGCACATTATATTTAATATCCATGTCCAGAATATAACATATGTAACCTTCATGATATACAACATGTTTACACTAGTAACATTACATGTATATCTGCCAATGCAATATGAATTGGGGTCCCCCAAGTTATACAAATACATTGTTACTATTGTGATAATGGACAATACCAAATAATAAAATGCAGGAGAACATAAGCGATTTATTCCAGGAATAGTTTTCATTCTATAGTATCTATGTAGAAAATACCCAGAATAAAGCCTTGCTAAATGTCTGGTTTATTGGAATTACACATGCGGTTCTAATTGTCTGACCATACAATAAATCTATGCAAGTGGCATATTATGCGCATTATATTTGTCATTTACTGGTTGTTGAAGTACCGATGGGTTTGACAGTGTTAGGGGGTTTATATTTCCAGAAAGTATTTTAGTAGAAATATTAGAAGTACCAATGTCACCAATTGTATTCATTGGATTAAAAGCGGCAGACGTACCATATTGACCAGATAAAAGTGAGAAGTGAATCCCGGAACCACCGCGTTTTGTCTTTTTCGTTTTGTTTTTACCACCAAACTTCACTGGTGTTTGTCGTGCTGCTACTTGAAAAGATGGGTCTTGCGGGTCTTTCATATAGTCATTTTGGCCATAATAATATCGCAGTGGTAGTCCAGAAAAACTCGGCAGATTATCATTGCCGCTATATCCTCCGCGTCTTTTACCAATGCAAAACTTGCCGCCTTTGAACAATGGCTGTGCTGGCGATGCGGCAGTATTCATACAAGAACCGCACGATGAACATGTTCCGCCTGAAAAATAAGATTTACTATGACGTCTTTGTCTTTTATTGGACCGCGATTTATTGGACCGCGATTTA